ATATTGGTGTAGAAGATGATCCGCTTGTGGAAGTTGGAAGAGGCAAGGCAGATGTATTATTTGATACCCTTAAATAACTTGCTGCACCCGATCCACTTATCATTGGCTGACTTGGCCTTTGCGAAGTAGTACGAGTAATTCTAAATCCAGGATTATTTAATACAGAATATTCTTTTGATCCTTGTGGGAAATATTTATTTCCAGCATAGCTCAATGCGCTACTCACAACTGCTGAAATGATTGCCATTTGCAACTGTTTTTTACGAGCTTTTTCATTTTTAGCTATTTGGTCGAGTAATTCAGCGTATTCTTTTTCTTTCTGTAAGCCTTCTAAGTAAACCTTAAAAGCTTCTTCTTTGGATTGCTGAACGCGTTCAAACATTGGACTATTTTCACGCCCAAAAGCAGATAAGCGAGCACTCTCAGGCTCAAGAGAAACTGTTGCGCCTCCCATGCCAAAACCGCCCATGTAGTCATATTGACCACCAGTGAAGCTTTGAGTGGCAAAAGTAAGAAGTTCATTCTTGCCAGTGATTGCGCCTTGGCCATAGTCGCCAGGAGTAAAGAATCCGCCGCGACCAGTTTGCGTTGGGAAAGTTTGTGGGTCAACCATGCCGCCAGCGGCATAGCCACGCATTCTGCCACTGTTAATAGCATCAAAGAAACCTTTTCCGTATTTGTTCACAGCAGACTTCTTAACAACATATTCACCGCCCATGAGCATTGCTGGAACATCATCTCTGGTTCCAGAACCTCCTTTAATAAAACCACCAGAAGCAAAACCCAAAGCACCAAATCCAGTTTGCGCTAAACTTCCTAATCCTCTTGTTGCTAAATCAGCAAGATTAGAAATATTCTTACGCGTAATTTCTTGGAAGAAGGCTGTGGCCGCATCAGTAAGAGCTGTTTTGAGGTCTTTTGCTCCAGAGATTGCATCATTCAATCCTTGCGCAAGATTTTGAGAGAATAGGTCTGGAATTTCTTGACCGAGTTGATTACGGAAATCTTCTGTTCTAGCTCTAAGCTTATCCATTGCTTCGTCAAAACCATAACCAAAAGATGAACGATAATCTCTTTTTTCTTGCTCCGATCTTTTTGAAAGTTCTTTTGCGCCTCTTGTTAATACGCCTTGTTTTAATAAAAACTCCCCTCTGGTTTGAGGATCGTTTAATGAATCTACAACTGATCTTAGCTGATCCCTTAATTTACCATTGTAACTATTAACTAAATCATTTATTTCTAATTCCCCTTTAAGTCTTTTTTCCATTGTTTCCAATGTTTGATCCATTGTAGCGCCTTGTAATTGGCTGGATTCATATACTTGTCTTGCAAATTCAACGAGTCTATCTTTGGCTCCCTGATTCAAGTCAAAGCCTTGTATTTCATTTTGTAATGTTTGCAAGTTATTTCCTTGGCGTATTGAGGCAACGATTTGTCTAACAAACTCACTCCCTGTTTGTAATCCACCTTGATTATTAAAAGATCGCGTAGATAAAGGAGAATAGGCAGATTTAAGATTATTGTAATAATCAAGAAGTTGTTGATTGTTACTAATACCTGCTGGAAAAGGAACACCTCTTACAGCGCCTCCTGCACCGCCTGCTAGACCATAGCCGCTTTGATTAACAAAATTTATAGCTTCATCTATTTTTTTGATAAAATCTTGCGCTAAAATACTTGTTAAGTTTTCAAGGGCTGTTGTATTTCGATTTAATTCTGCAATATTTTCTTTTGTAAAGAAGTCTCTTTCGGCAGCTATTTGTTTTTCTTGTAAATTAGCTTCTAATTCTTTAGGGCGTTTAAGGGCAAAAGCTTTACGTTCTTCTTCTTGGCGAATAAGTAATGCTTCTCTTGAACTAATTGCATAAGATGTTCGGCGTGCAATATTAGTTTCTTTATCAACATCAATCCTCTCAATTTCCCCTCTTAATTTAATAAGTGATTTTTCAGACTCAATAATTCCATCTACAAAATTAGCTAAATTATTACGATATGTATCATAAGCTTGAGCTTCTAAAATTCTTTCTTGATTGTTGAACTGTAAAATTGCTAACTCATTATCTTGTTCTTTAATTAACCTAGAAAATGCATTCGTTGAACTTATAACTTTATTTTTAAGTTCTTGAAACTTAGCGTTATCTAATGATACGCCAGCAGACTGTATTTGGCTCACAACATCTCTCAGAGCTTCTGCTAAACCTTTTTGATCTGTTGCTTTTCCAACAGCTTCAAACGCTTTTCGAATCGGTTCTTCTTTTTCTTGAGCAATACCTAATTCTGGCAGATAATCTTTTAATGCCGCTTGGGTTTCATTTAAAAATGTTTTTATTTTATTATTATATTCTGCATTGAATTGCTCTAATGATGAATTGATTTCAAAAGCTATTTTTGAAGAATCTCCTAAAGTAGCAAAACTCTTACTAGAAGTAATTGCACTAATTACTTTAGCTCTTCTTTGTAAATCTTGAGAAGCGTCTTCAATATCTTGAGCGCCTTGAAAAATAATGTTTTCTATTGTTCTTTTAAAGATTTGAAGTGGTTTATTAAATTCAATATTTGAAGTTTGAATTTCTAAAATTTTTGAAACTTCATCAGATTTTTTAATTAAATCTTTCACAACAGTATTTTCAAATACTTTTGATAAATCTAATTCTTCCAACCCACTAATTGAAGAGAAAGTGGTAGCTGCTTTAAAAATTCTAAAAACCTCTAATTGAGTTTCTTCTAGGAGTTTGTCTTGCGCTTCTTCCAATTTTTTTCCTTCAAGTCCTTTATCTAATCCAGTTCTTTTTTTAGAGTAAATTAAATTAAATAAACTAGACTGTGCGGATTTGAATTCCTCTGCTGTTTGACCTCCAGCTAATACTGTCGGCTTAGTGGTAATTTGTTCTTCATATTTTTTTCCAGGGCTTAGGGAAACACCTTCTCTTCCCGCCCTTAATGGATTCAATACCAAAAGAGAATTTAACACCGTGTCCATTCCTGAAGTATAATTAAGATCAGTTATACCTCGTTTCACTATAGCTTTATCCGTCTGAGATAAAGAATTTGCCGCTTTATCTGCTGCATTAGTTAAAAGATCGAGCGCACCAGCAACTTTTGGACTTTTATTATAAAATAAAGAAGCTATATCATTGAAGCCTTTTCCAACTATACCAGCTAATGCAACAGCGCCAGTTGCACCACCTAATGTAGCTGTTGAAAGACGGCCCATTGTCTTTCCGTAGCCTTTTTGTAAGCTACCTATCGCTCCACCCCTTAAAGTACCAGCCGCTTCTATAGACATGCCTTTTTGAGACAACCTCATTCGTCGTGCAGAAGATGCCAAAAGTTCGCTTTTTTCTTGTTTTGCTCTGAGTTGCGTAATTGCCTGATAAGCGAACACTGCTGACACGGCAGTTTGTAAACCTGTTGAAAATTTTTCTGCAACACTACCCGCCTCTGTAAATCCTCCTTGGAAAAATGATAATGCTGATTGTAAAACAATAAACTTACCAGCTAAATCACCAAGCCCTTTTTCAACTTTTGCAACATTTGGACTTGTAGCGTTTTGACTTGCAGCATTTTGACCTGCAACTCCACCCGCGCCTCCACCATATTGTGAAGCTCCCCCTGTAAAACTAAAGAAATTTGGTATGAATCCATTTGCCGCACCATAAAGTTTTGGATTCATGCCTTCCTTGCGTGCGCGTGAAATACCTTGAATTCCACCAAAAGGTTCGTCGCGAGTATTTGCGACCATTAATCCCATTGGATTCTGTGGTGATTTTAATGAGGGATTTTGATCAATGTAGATTTGAGAACCTGATAGCCCTGCTCTTTTTTCGCGAGTTATAGCATCTTGAAGGGCGGAAGCAGCAAAGTTTGGAATGTAGCCTAATGCGCCTTGTTGAGAACTGCTTTTAAGTTGACCGCCAGCTTTCTCCAATTGATTAATTTGTTCGGGAGTTAAGTTTATGGCTTTGAAATTTTTTCCGCTTACTTTCTGCAATTGTTCACTAAAATTACCTGGCCTAATTGTTAAAGGCGGTCCAGATATTTTTCGATGTAAATCTTTTTTTGAAGACAGCATTGGATTTCCCCTTAACTCTTCTTGATAGATTTTTTTCGCAAAACTTTTTCTCGCATCTTTAGAAGCACTAGATTTAGCTTCAAGATAGGGAATATTTTCTTTGATACCAAATAATTGACCTATTTTTGCTGTAGCTGGAGAAACGAAATCAAATAAAGCGTTTTGATTATCGTCCCGAATTCTCTTAATAAGTTCTTCGTCGGTCAATATTGATTGGATAGCAGTTTCAAAAATAGTGCCAACTACAGAAGGGACGGAGCCAGCATTGGTTAAATTCTGTATAGAAACTGGACTAATTGGCAATCCAATCGCTTTTTCAGCGAAATTTTTAGCATCTTTAACCGCAAAAGACGTATATCTTCTCTCTAACTCATTTGATGAAAATCTTTTAAAGTAGATGTTAGAGCCGTCTTTTGCTTCCAATTTAGACGGATCAATCCCATAAATATTAGCTTTATAAAAAACTGGTTCTTCTGCGCCTTTTGGTTTATAAGAAAAAGTTGCTCCCAAAGCTGTGTCACCTACATTATTAGTGATTAATGCATATTTTTTTGAAAAGTCTTTAGCTTTTTCTGTAAAATTAGGTATAAATCCACCAGCCGCGCTAATCTTTTTGGCTCCAGCGGGTAAACCCATAGTTTTTACCATGTCTGGATTAAAGATGGCGGAGCCGCCACCAGCATAGTTAGGAACAATATATTCGCTAGTGTTGGCAATCATTGTGCCGCGCTTGCCGCCACCAAACGCAAAGTTTGGAATGGCAACAACTTTAGAGCTTGGCGAAGCGCCACCAACACCACGGCGAACATCCGCCGCTTCTTGTGCGGGAAGATAACCTCCAGCCGATCTTCTAGCTAATCCTTGTCCTGTTTGGCGGTATCCAGCACCATAAACTGTTCCAGCAATATTACCAGCCAAACCTTGAATGGTTTGCATGGCAGCAGCTTGTTGATTTAAAATTCCAAGAAATGCTTGTGCTTGAGCATTTTGTCCACCTTGAGTGGATAGAATTTGATTTAAAACATTTTGATTTTTTAACAAGACCTGAACAATAGATTCTTGAATCTGTTTTTGATCATTGGCCGCTTTACCAATATTAAAAAATGTTTTTAAACTTTGAACACCAAATTTCGCCAAATCAAAAGAAAGTTTGGCAACAATGGCTAAAAACACCATCAAACCTGGACCACTCAATACAGAACCAATTCCCTTAACAATGCCTTTGGCAAATTTAGAACCAAGATCATCTCCTTGAAGAACATCGGTAACTTGTTCGATAAAATTATTAACTCCATCTAAAATATCTTTAAGATTGTCGCTCAAACCAATTTCTCCCAATAAAGCACCAAGTTGTTTGCCTGTTGTAGCAACCTTATTTAAAATTGCATCAAGAGATTGATTAAGTCTTTCGTTGGCGTTATAGGCTTCATTTGTAGCTTGAGCAGACTTTGCTGTTGCAGCAGCAGAAATGCTCTGCTCTTTATTTAAATCTCCAAGCAAAGAAACCAATTGGTTAAGTTGGAAAGTTCCAGCAACATCCTTAAAAATACCAGCCTGAGTCAGCTTACTCAATCCTTGAACGTCTCCAGCAAGATTTTGAAGAATTTGTCGGGCTGGCAAAACATTGCCTTGTAAGTCTTGCACCGCAATACCTAAATTTTGTAACTGTGTAAGTATTGAAGTGTCTTGTAATCGAGAAAAAATTGTTTTTAAAGCGTTACCAATAACAGCACCACCGCGAGACGTTTCAGTTTGTAGCGCTGTAACGATACCAGCAAGTTCATCAAATGAAACACCAGCTTGTTGAGCAACGGCACCAGTTCTTTGAAATGCTTCAATTAGGTCGGCAGATGACACAGCGAAAGCTTGGTCAACTGCGGCAAGTTTATTTAAAACTTGAGTTGTAGATAATCCAGCTTTAGAGAAAGCATTTACGGCAGCAGTCAAGCCATCAACTGATTTTGCAGCGTCTAATCCTGTTGTTCTTGTAAGAATAAGAGCGTCTTTTGTGCGTTGAAGCGTGTCTTCCAAGCTTAAACCTTGACGAGCAAATTCGAGAGCGGCTTTAGAAACCTCTCCAAAACTTTGACCAGTTTGTTTTGCAATATCAAAAAGTCCAGTTCCTATATCTTTTAATCCGCCTCTAAATTGATCACCCACAACAGAAATTTCTGTAAGAGCTTTCTCAACTTCAATTGTAGAGCTAACTAATGCTTTAAAAGCATTCGAGACGGCATTAACAACACCAACAGAAGCACCGAAAGCGAGCACGCGAGCATTCGCAGCATCAAGAGACTTGGTAAATTCATCAGCTTGTCCAGTTAAACGGCCAAGAGGTTGAGAAAGAGCACTGAGCGATCTTGCGCCATTTGCACCACCCAAGTTAATTCTAACAGCGTTAACAGCGTTTTGAACTTGCTGTTGTAACTGCGTTGCATTTTGAAGTTGAGCGTTAAGAGGGACATTAATAGCCATACCTTATTCCTTAAAAGGTTATTACACCTTCTGTCCCATAACTTCCATCATTTGTTCCATATTTAATTGTCCACCATTTTTCTTCAATAGCTCGGAGAGAGACATCTTCTTTGCCTCTGGATCAACAAATTCTAAATCTTCTTTTTTCGCGCCAAAAAGAGCAGTGGCAGAATTGTCTTTTGCGGCGTTTGAAAGTTTTTCTTTATTGCGACTGCTTTCAGCAAAATCAATGAGAGCTTTGGGGTCTTTGCGAATAGAGTCTGGAATCTTGTCAACATTCTGGAAAATGTTTAAAAACATGCGCCCATAAGCAATAATCTTTAACTGATAAAGAGAAAACCTTGTTAATGGCTTCGTGAAAAAATCCCAAGGTTTTTCACAATGCGGCAAATACAAGCTGAAACAGTCTTGCAAAACAGCGTGTTGAATATTCTCGTCGGCAAATTTATTCATTATTCCATAATATGAATTCATGAGAGAAGAGAGTTCAGAATCGTCTAATTCTCCAAACTCATCATCAGAAAAGTGCTGCTTTTTAAACTCTGCATCAGAATATAGGAGATTTCTTAGAAAGTCTTCGTTTGAGCGAGTATTGGCGTATTCTGTTGCTGTTTTACCAATAAGTTGTTTCTTTTGCATTTTTAATTCTAGCAATTTAAACTTTTCTTCATCAATGAGTTTTTGATGGCTTTCCTTTTGAGATGGAAGCACAAGCTTGCTCTTGGTTTTTTCCAAGTTTTGAATATAACTCTCAGCTTCGGAAATTTTTAATTCATCATCTTTTGTCCAAGTTCCATCTCTATCTAGCCTTTCTAAAACATCTTTCTCTTCTTGAATGCCTTTTCCGACCGCACGGTTTTTATGACGATCAAAGCTTTTATTTAAGAACTCTTGATCTTTTAAGCTAAAATGGCGCAAAAACACGGTTTGATCATTGAAATCAAACCGTGTATATCCATCAAAAATCTCGTTTACAATTTCTATGTAAAAATTGTCATTCAAGACTTAACTTTTTTCTTTTTGGGCGCGTTCTCTTTGGGAGATTCTTCAACGACAGCTTCGCTTTCGGTTTCGCTGTCCTCTTTATCTTCAAATAAATTGTCGAACTCTTGTTTTTGAGCACCTTGGTTATAGAACCAGAAAGCAGCGACATTAGAAACCTTGCGAGCGATTTCAAAATAAAGTTTATCTTCTTGCTCTTCTTTTTGATAATAGTCTTCAAGACGCTCATCAAAATCTTCGCCGCTAAAATATGGTTTTGGCTTGTCCTCTCCTTCTTTTTGAATGTAAGTGAGATTAATGATATACCAGAGAAGAAGACGGTTCTGCGCCTTCATGTCAGCAGTGTGATCAAAAAGAGACTGATAAGCCATTTCAGTTTTCACAATCTTGTCGCGAACTTTGGCCATTTCAAGGCCAAGTTCTTCAAACTTCTTTTGGCGACTTTCTTCCTTCTTGTTGATTGTTTCGTTTTCAGTGTATTCGCGCTGTAGTTCAAGAAGCTTTTGATAATTTTGATAGAGGGCTTTTGCTTCTTCCTCACTCATTAAACCTCCAGTATCAGAGTACTTTTTAACAAGCATAGCTTTGGTAAGCACGCCTTTTTTGACGCAGCGTGACATTTCCACGCTGTATTCCAAGTCAGCTTCCTCGATTTGACGGCGCGAAGGCTTTTTAAGAAACACTTTCATGGGAGACTTTTCGCTCACCTTTTTAGTGACCTTTACCTCGTTACCCTGCTCATCTTTAGAGACAGACTCGACTGGTTTTTCGACTGTTTCATAAACAGTAAAATTATAAATGTCTTTGAATTCCATATTCCTTGTTATATATTAATCTTTAAAAACAAAACTTACAGTAAAATTATTTAATTCTGAGTCTGAGGAACGCATTGTCTCGTTGCCCAAATCCAAAATCTTTTTTCTAATATAAGACATTTTATTGTCATCGAAGTAGTCTCCCATGTTTAAAACAGAAGAATATTCCTGTGGCAAATTTTGACGAAGCTTCCTGTAGGAATCGTCGTGATCTCTTTTTAACTCTTCCACAATTCGCAGGAATTGCTTAAAGAGATTTGTAGTGTTGTCGTTATAACGACGAGATAAGATTTTTTTCGCGTTCATGCCTTATACCTAATTATAATAAAACAATAAGTGTAAAAATAAATAATATGGCTGGATTTTTATCACAAAACCAAAAAAATAACATTAAATCAATCATTGATCAAATCCACGACACTTTTGCTCGCGAGATTACTGTTTTCAAAATTGGGCAAAGAACTGTGATTGCTTCCTCGCCAACTTACAATGCTCTTTATCGTCAGCAATCTTCCAATACCAGCACTACAGAGGTTTCCCAAACTTTCCAAGCAAGAATTAAATATGTGGAAATGAACGAAGAGCTTCTGCAAGACTCTTCATCTAATTCTTCTTATTCCTCTGGTCAAGATAAAATTATTCTTCCTGCTGGAACCGTAAAAATTAAAGTAAATTTAGAAGGCTACGAATATGTTCGCGAAGCAAAAAGAGTTGAACTTGATGGGCGGCGTTTTTCCATCAAGAGCGATGGCAAACCGCTTGGCATGTTTGGGCCGCAATATTATGAGTTTATTTTAATTCCAATGGACGAATAATGGCTAAAAAAGCAACATCAAGAAGCCTTCAAAAACAACTAACAAACTTTGTTGTTCGCGAAATTGTTAAGAAAAATAAGAGAGCTTTCCAGCAGAGAATCACTGATGCTTTTAATAAAATCAAGCAAGAAATGCTTGAGGAATTTTTACTGCATCCAGTTTCAATTGAAATTGTGGGTGGACCAAGCGCACAAAACTCTAGCGGCACCTTGAATGGTTATGGTAATCTTTTTTCTTTTATTGGTTTTAATGAGGGCGATTCTCCGCTAGACTCAATCGTAGATGTTTTACAGTCAGCCAGAATAGAGCTTGATCGAGAAACCGATACTGGGTTTTTAATGAAAATTCTTATACCTTCCAAGGAAGATATTTTTTCTGTGACTCCGATGCCTTGGGCAAGCGGACGCAGTTGGGCAGAGGGCATTGAGCGCGGCATTTCTGGCTTTGGCTATTATTTAAATATTAATTCCAATAATAGTCGTTCAGGAGCGGGTATTGAAACCGAAAGTGTAATTAGAAAAGGTAAGTTTAAAAATACTCCGTATATTTCTGCCCTCATAAATAAATATGCTAAAAGGTTCCAACAAATTAACAATACTGTAGTTTTGACAGGTATTCTATGATTCCCCAATTTCAACACAAACTCGCTTCATCTTTTGTTCTCTGGTTCGACAATTACTTGCTTACCAAAGGTCAAGCGTACACAAATACAACGGGGCGTTTTTACTATTATCAAGATGAAAGACTACCAACCGAATACAAAGTTTTTGGCAGTCCTTACAAACAGTGGGTTTCTGATTATTCAATCTCTGGAGCCACAATTCCTTCTGGTGTTTTCGTGAATGGATCGTTTGTTGGCCGAGCAACTGGAGCAAGCAATTCAACAAGCCCAAGAATTCTTGACTTTGAAAATGGTCGCGCTCTTATTAGTGGCGCTGCAACTGGAGCAACCGTCACAGGCTCTTTTGCTGTCAAAGATTTTAATGTTTATTATACCAATGAAAATGAGGAAGACCTTCTTGTGGAAAACAAGTTTATTCCTCAGAGTCAGATTGGAACAAATCTAAACCCAACTTACTCCCAACCATACGACCAAGTTGTTCCAGCTATCTATATTTGCAACGCAGCTTTTGAAAACAAGCCTTTTGCTTTTGGCGGCATGGACCAAACAATGACCAACCTAAATGCTGTGGTGATTGCGGAAAATCCTTATCAATTAGATGGCGTGCTCTCTATTTTTGCAGATTCTAAAAATGAATGCATTGTTGATATTCCTTTTGACAACTATCCACTTACAGAGTATGGAGATTTAAAGAGCGGCTATTATAATTATCAAAACTTAAAGAACCAATACATCAACAACAATAAATATTTTGTTGATAGGGTAAAAACTTCCAAAATGAGCGACAAACCGCGCAAGTCATTAGTGAATGATTTGTATGTTGGTTTTATTGATTTTGATGTCTCAATCATGAGGTATCCTAGAATCTAGTTCTCATTCGCTTGATTTAACTGTAAATAAAGCAAACTTTCTTTTATGGCAAGAAATCGCGTAATCTATCAATCTGAAGGGCTGTTTGTAAGCAGCGGACTCTCATCTAAAACTGCTGCGGAACACAAGCAGCTAAAACGTGTGCAAAGCGCTAACTACAGCTTTGAAATCACTCGTCAAGACGTAAACCAATTTGGGCAGCTTGCTCGTATTGATGCTCTTGTTCTACAGTCTCCGACTGTGAGCTTGGACTTCTCATACTATCTAGCTGATGGATTCAATGAATCCGCTCTTGGTTTCTATATGCAAGGAACTGGCGGTTCTGCTGGTCCAACAACCGTTGGTAACTTTGCATCAGGCCAAATGGTTAGCTCTTCTGGCATTAACTTCTTCATTGTAACCGATAGCGAAGGCATTGACCTTAACTACGACAATACTCCAACCACCGCTCTTAGCGGCAAAGGCATCATTGGTATTGGTAACGGTTTCATTACTGATTATACCCTTAATGCTGCTGTAGGCGACCTACCAACCGTTTCCGTCTCCGTCGAAGGTCTTGGCTTTAACGCTGCAACCTATGACGTAAATGGCAATGTTACTGGTTTCAATACTCCAGCAATCAATCCAGCACTCGGAACCAAACTATTCACTGGCACTGGAGACTATGTTAAGCTTCCTCTTCCAACCACAGGTGACGGCGTAACCGCTCTTCGCCCTGGTGATATTAGCCTAAGCTTTGGTGGATTCACTGGCACTGGCGGCACTCCAACCTCCACTGTTGACAATTCTTCTAATGCAATCAACATTCAAAGCGTCAGCATTGCACTCCCAATGAGCCGCACTCCAATTGAGCGTCTTGGTAGCCGTTTCGCGTTCGCTCGCGTAACTGACTTCCCTGTGACTGCCACAATGACTGTGAACGCTCTTGTGAATGAAGTTCAAGCTCGTAACCTTGCTGATATGATTGATGATGGAACCGAAAGAGACATCACTCTCACCATTAATCAGCCTGGAACAAGCACTCCTGCTGTGAAATACACCTTTGCAGCCGCTCGTCTCAATAGCGAAAGCTACTCTTCTGACATTGGCTCCAACAAGAGTGTTGACCTTAGCTTCTCCACTCAAATTGGTGGTCCTAACGACACTGTTCACGGTATCTACTTCTCAGGTGCATCCGCTCGCGCATTCTAATGTGCAACACAAAAAAACCCCGCTCGAAAGAGCGGGGTTTTTTATTACCTAAATTTGTTTTATAGATAGCCGCCAGGATAGTAAGTATATGGAAATCCATAATAATACCCACTTCCAGATTGGTATCCAGCCTCAAGCCCTCCAAGTTGACGAGGTTCAGCTTTGTAGCTATTGTAGGCGTAAACAAGACCATTAAGCTTCTGCTGAGAGTCTGTCGCTAAACCGCGATAAACCTTGCTAACTTCATTACGGTTAACAAATGTGATGGAGTTGTCTCCATCAGAAACAGAAAGAATATTGTCGCCATTATTGCTGGATGCCAAGATTCCTCTCAGTGCATTACGAGCTTGACGAGCATAAAAATTGCTTAAATAAAGCTCTTTAAAAATCGCCTTCTCTTCTTCGCCCAATGATGGGTCTGAACCGCTAAAGCTTGTGTAAAGAAGATTATTGAGAAGCCCAAGATTAGTAGAAAACCAACCGCTGATTTGAGTGAAAGTGGTTGTGCCAGTTTCAGAGCCAAACTCAACAGAGAAAACTTCGTGTGCTAAGTCAGAATATACGCTCATTAAAACTCTCCTAAGATTTTAAGGGTTTTTTGGTGTTGTGGATTGTTTGGGTCAAGCTCAATAGACTTAGCAGTTAGCGGCAAAAGCTTGCCAGTTGCATTAAGATTGTAGCTGCGAAATTGTTTGGCAAGAGCCTTTTTTAATTGCGGCTTTTGCAGATAAGGACTAAGGCCAACGCGCATTGCCAAGGCTTGCATTTCCGAGTAATTCATTTCAGCAAGGCGATCTTCAAATACTTGTGGGTCAGTGGTTTTAAATGGATTAACTTCTTGAACCCCAAGAATCTTTTCTAGCTTCAAAAGCTTTTCCTTGTATTCTTTGCCGTTAACGTGTTCAAGATTGTTTAATTCGTCTTTTAGATTCATATATTATTATACAGTTAAACTTTCAAAAGTAAACAAAAAAGGGACTGCCCTTTCGGGCAGTCCCTTGATTTGAGGACGGATTAGACGATCACGCCAAGGAGAGCACGGTTGTCGAGAACCATACGGCCTTCTTCGAGGGAACCGAAGTAGCCAATCTTGTTCTGACGGATGCTGTATTGGTCGTCAGCAATGAGGCTGAACTCAGCACCGCTGTCGCCATCAATAGCGGTAGCGCGGATGAGTGACTCACGGCCACGGTCAAGACCAACGGCGATTTCTTGAGTAGCTGGATTGAAGCTGCCACTATAAACAGTGTCGAAGATGGTGTTGTACTTCTGATTCTTACCAAGCTCATTGATCACCATGATGGACACACCATAAAACTCTGGAAGACCAGCGGAGTTATAGAGAGCCATGCGCATTTCATCAGGAGCAGCGATACCGTTTGAGCGGTAATCGGAGCTACCTAGCGCAGCAGCGCCAGCGCCCTTGGTGTTGATGGGGTTGTAAGCCATCGAACGGATTGAGTTTTCCAACTCAGGGCTGATGATGAGGTCAGTGATACCGCGAGCATTAGCAGCGCCTTCTGGAGTACCCTTAGAGAAGGAAGTGTTGATGCGGCGAGCGCGGGTGATGAGGTTGTTGAAGTCTTGGAGCAAGAAGCTTCCAGCGGTTGTAGCGCTGATGATATGGTCAAGACCGTTGGTTTGAGCATTGGCAAGAGCGCTCATGAGCAAGTTGGCGCTGGTGCGCTCCTGCTTGAGAAGAATTTCTTGAGCCATGCGGGTAAAGGTCTTGCTCACAACGTCCATGCGGCTCTTGGCAGCATAACGACGATCAAAGCTAAGGGCTGAATCGAGAGTGTAGGTAGCAATCTTCATTTCAGAAACAGTCGGAAGGACTTGGTTCTGTGGAAGACCACCAGCAGCGCTTTGGCTATAAACAGTGATATAGTCCTCGTCGGAAATATCATAGTATAGGTCAAGCGGAATGGAAGGATTGTCATCAGCATTGAACTGCAACTGAGTAAAGAGATTACTAAGGGTTGGAGCGTTGTTGATAACTTCGGCTAGAACAGGGCCAATGAACTCGGCAAGAGCAACCTGAGCTTCATAAGCAACCTGACGGTTGCGAGAGGCGGTGGCCTTGATTAGTTCGATTTGTTCTGGAGTTCTTTTAAGAGTGATTTTCATATTAAATTGTTTCCTCCTTGGTTAAGATTACATGCGAAGGCCAACCACGGCGAAATTGCCAGCGAATTGATCTGTGGTGCTTTGGGAAGTGCGTGAACCAGTGCCAAGAACAAGACCAAGCTTGCCAGCATCGGAGTGAGCGCAACCAGTGACTTTACCAGCGTTAGCTGATAGCTTGAAGCCGCTGCCGACAGTGAGAGTGCCATCAATAGCATTAGCGCCAAGGGAGAACATACCGCGAGTGGCAACTGGAACAGCTTGTCCAGGAAGCACGCACATAAGTTCTTCGGCCTTTTGGCGATAGTAAAGAAGCTTTTCACCGTTTTCGTCAAACTTTGCAGTCTGGCGAAGAGTGATGCCAAGGCAGTTGGTGGTGTCGCCAGAGGCGGCAGGAGTAACCTTGAGGTTGACGGAAGGATATTGGTTAGCGCCAACAAACGGATAGTCGGTTTTGCCGATGTAGCTGTTGGTAGCATAACTTACAGGGTCTAGGTCAAAGTTTCCTTCGGAAACCTTAACGAAAACACCAGCATCACCGCTGCCAACGCCAGTTACATTGTCGTTGACGGCAGCATCAGCTAGTGCGTACATGTTGATGACATCGTTATCATCATATTGACGGAATGGGAGTAGTCTGGTAGCCATATTGGGTTAGTTAAATTAAGAAATTAGGATGTTTTCACGAGAAAATGCGGAGGCAAATTTTTCTTTCAAGCTCTGCTTTTCTAGGGAAGTTTCTCCGTTGTTGTTCGGAATGGTTTTGTCAGCGGAAGCCTTGGCTTTTTCAAGAGCTTCTTCTGCGAGTTCAGCTTCGGTTTTAGTGGAAGCGGTGGATTTGTTGAGTTCAGCGAGACGCTTTTCAACTTCGGCAGCAATCTTAGCTTCTGTTTCTTCGGCCAAGCGACCAAGGTATTCCTTGTTCTTATGCTTGAGCACAACAGAGAGCTTTTCTTGATAAGCTGCGAAAGCTTCGTCAGAAGCTTCAACGGTTTGAAGCTCGGAAGCAATAACTTTGCGATCTTCGTCTTCGAGAGAATAAAGATTGTCAATTTGCTCCATGCGAGCGTTGAAACGAGCCAAAGCTTTTTCAGCTTCTTGAGAAGCTTCAATTTCTTGAAGCTTTACCTTTGTGTCGGCAAGTTCTTTTTGAAGAGTTTCAACAGAAGCCAAAAGTTCTTTGGCCTTGGTTTCGGAAGCTTCTTTCTCAGCCTTGGTAGCGCGATACTCTTCGTCCTTTTGACGAATTGCATCAGCAAAGGTGCTGGTCATGCTGGCGATTGCTTCTTCCGAAAATTTCTTCTCTGAAAGAGAAGCTTTAAGTTCTGAAAGGAATGTTTCTAAATCCATAGATTTTTTAGTGTTTACATCTTTGAGGTTGAATTGGGAAATATTTTTTGTATTCATTGCAAATACTTTTTTATCCCGTGGGTCTTTGAACGACACGTTTTCTTCTGGAATGCTGCCGTTATCAAGCAACAAGCCTTTTACATTAGCGGCTGGATTAGCAGTAAAACCAATGCCAAGAGGATAAACTGAACCCTTGACTAAGCGATAAATTTTAGAGCCATCTTCCATTTTACCATTGCCACCATAAGCACGAAGTTTACCTTTGAGTTCTTCAATATGCTTGGGGTTTGAAATGATTTCTGCCTCTTTTAAATTTGTGCTTCCAACAGCCAACACATATTCATTAAATCCAAGCTCCCAACTTGCGGAGATTGTGTTAAAAAGATTGTTGCTTTCGCTGGTTGATTTATAAATCAAGTCAGTGAATTTAGGATCAACAAGTTTATAAATAACTGCTCCTAGAGCCAAGTTTACCAAGCCATTTGTTTCAACAACTTCTTGGTTTGTCATGGGAATATTTTCGCCCCAAGAATTGAAACCAGCAGAAACAATGTGGCCAACAATTTGTTTTTTGTTGTGTTCAATGTTTGTTGGCTTATGAATAAAATATGGTGCAATTTGCACAGCGGTTTCAGAATCAATGCCGTCATCATTGCGGTTGAATTGATTCACAACAGCAGCGTCAAAAGCCACGCCCATGAGATCAATATTTTTGCCCAAGTCAATGCTTTGGCTTGGAAGAAGGCTTTTTAAATTCTCAAGTGAAGCGGTGGAAATGAAAGAGTTTTCGCCAATTTGACACTGGCGAATAGAAACATCGAATTTTGTCTGATATTTAAAATCCATTTTATAAGTCTATAGTGTTTTTCCAAACCTCTTTGGTTTCGCGCAATTCATCCAATCTGTTTTCGTTTTTTTCTTCCCTTTCCCACTTGTTGATTTGTTCAACAGTGATGATTCCAATAGAATTGGCTGGAGTTTTAATTTTTTCACGATACTCCATTTTAGCGCCTTTTTTGGCAGCAGATTTTGACTGCTCCATTTTTTTCTTCTCAAGTTCTTTCAAATATTCTTCGTCATCTTTAAGGTCTTGTTTTTCGAGTTCGAGTTCAAACTTGTCTTCTTTGATGTCTTCTTTTTCGAGTTTGATTTTTTCTTCAAGGGTTTTGCCCTCTTCTTCTTTTTCTTCTTCCTCTTCCTCGTCTTCCTCTTCTTTTTTAATTTCTTCAAGATCGTCTTCTGCCATGATCTTTTCTTTCATTCTTTCAAATGTAACAGCGCAAGCAATAGCAGCTTCTTTGTCTGTTTTGGCAGAACTTTCAGAAATGCATTTAGCCATAAACTTCTGGTAAGAAGCTTTTTCTTTGTCGCTCATTTTCTTTTCTGCAATTGAAACTTCAATAGTGGAACCATTGATAACAACTGTTTTTTCGAGAGGAATAGGAATTTCGTTAGGACTCATTTGTGCGACTGTGATGTAGGATGGCTGCTGAATAAAAATCTAATTTGTGAGATTCGGCAATCTCGGAAACTTCGCTAAGAAGTCCCAAAGATTCTATTGCATTAAAATCTTTTACACATTCAAGAGCTTTATTTTCCCAATCATTTTTCTCATGAGCGCAAATAATCTTTTTGCAGAGTTCTTCGATAGCAGAAGTTTGCTGCTTGTTTAATCTCTTAACTCCCATATTTTCTTTTGCTTTGGCTTTCACATTTGTTTCAAAAGCCTCGATTTCATAAACAACCTCTTGAATATTTTTGCGCGAGAAATTAGCCTCTGTGATTGCGCCTTCTGGACGACCAGCAGATTTGGGCGTTTGGTTTGTTTCTGGAGCGTCAGTATTTGGAATAACTGGCACGCCGCCAACAAGCGGATTGTAATATCCTTTTTCACGATCATTAACAAATGATTCTTGAGCAGGTCCAATCTCATTTGCTTGTGGGAATCTGCCAGTGTTGAACACTGTAAGACCTTGTTGTGGAGTGATAACTCCAAGCTCCATGAGTCGAGTAGTAACGCGAAGAAGTTGAGTGTTGTCTTTGAAATCAATTTCTTTGAAGCGAGCCTCTGGATAAGAGCGGAAACCAAGAGCTTTGGAAATGCGTTTGATTTCTGGCTGCAAGAATTCGTTTAAGAAAGCTTGGCGACTCTCTTTGAGACGATCAACAAACATGTCAATCTTTGTAGAGATATTGCCATACTTGTCATCACCAAAGAAAATATTTTGAAGACCTTGCTCAATGTCTTTGTTTAGTGTTTCGTATTTGGCTGGTCCAAGAACTTTGTTAAGGTCTGGAATAACGAAATCAGCTTTTGTTGTGTAGTCTGAGATGAGCACTCTTCCAACGGATTCGTTTCGGAAGAGGTCTTGCATGGCTTTGAGATTGTGGTGGTTGATTCCTCCTTTGTCGGGCGGTGCGCCCATTGTGATAAGTAGGATAACATTCTCAACGGTTCGCGTGATTGCTTGGTCCATTTTCTTGAGTTCAAGCTTGGCATTAATGTCTTGCAGAACAGGAAAACCGAAAGGAATAGCGAAAGGCTCATAGTCTTGTTTTTTATAAAATGCGAAATGTAATTTTTCTGGATTGATTTTGATTTTTAATCCATTCTTAGCAAAGCCGCCCTTCATAATGTTTTGGCGATCTGATTCAGAGAAAGAGTTAAGCAACTCAAGGTCTTCATCAGATTGCGGATTGCGAAGTCTTTCCAAGTCATATTCAGAAAGAACTTTTTCGTAACTTGTAGCATTAAAGGTTGTGACGCGCCTAGCAACAATATCAAAAGGATTTAGAATAACGTACTTGAGAGGAATCTGATTGCTGATGCCAGCGCCCTCTTCTGCATACATGGTGGAAAGCTTTTTAAAGTCTTCCAAGTCAAATTTACCATCCATGCGGTAAATGAAGATATTGCCGCTGCGATAGTATTCGCGGAAAAACTGATCTTTTAAATCCCAAATACGAATTTTGCGCATCCAGCGATAAAAGAAATCTCTTGCTTTTTCTGTGCCATCCTCAAGAAAGATTTCGCCATTAGAAAACTCTGACATCAAATCTACAGCATTGCGGAAAATAGGAACATTAGCATAAGCTTTTTGGCATAGCTCAATCGCTTCGCGAATATAAACGCCATCGTTGGAAAAACTGTATGGCAACATGCCAGCACGAATGCTGCTGTAGCGATCAAATGTTGGCGCAAGTGCTGCGCGGTTTACTCTGGCAGAAGTTGCTTCTGTTCTAGTCAAACCTTCTCTTGAAGCTTTGGCGAATTGAATTGTGGAAGCGTCAGAAGTATAAAATGGTTCTCCAGCTAATACTGGATTAATGTCAGCAGCAATTGTGGATTCAAAGTTTGGAAGTGACTTTTGATCAAATTTTTTCCAGTAGTCAGATTTTTTGTTGTAAGAGCGTGCCATTGGTTTATATTACACGCAATTCTTAGAAATCCTACTTTAAAAGTCACTTTTAAACAAAGAACGGAGTGAATGAAGCTTCTGCGTCTTCTGCTTGAAAATTCATCATGTCAAAATAGGTTTGAACCATCCAGTTTCCCAATACCAAAGCAGAATAAGAGTCGCGACGAGCTTTATCTGCGCCATTTTGTCTTTTGAGGTTTGATGGCAAGTCGAAAGACTGTGTTCCTTGGCTAGTGGTTGATACTTGAATCAAGGCGCACTGAGCTTTTGTCAAATCAATCATGTCTTTCTGATGCTCAATGAAATCAATCATTTTAGCCGCTGAGTTTTTCTCATCTGCATCAGCCACTCTCAAGAACTTAATTTGCTCAATGGGAATGCTCTTGGCTCTTTGGCGCTGATAGTCATCATTAACTGCGCTGCCAGCAAACCAAATCTTCTTGTGATCAAAAGAGGATTGCAACGACTCGTTTGCAAAACGAATCCATTGCGAAGTTGGGCGGCGAAGATGACAAATCTTTTTAGACGCTATATTATATTGATTGCGAGCTTCGCGCAAGGCTGCATTGTAGTTTTGCACATCGTCAAACTCTGCATCAAAGCAGTCAATCTTTAAATTGTTGCTCTTGAATAAATCGCTCTCGTTGCAAGCGTTCAGGAATTGCACGCCACCATTATAGTCGCCAACAATGCAAACAATGTTAAAGCTGGTCAAAAGATAATAAAAATAAAAAATATGATCTTTTAGGCGAGTGCCAGAAATAGCATAGCTATGCACAACTGTTCCTGTGCGCTTCTCTTTATTGAGCTTGATCACATGCATTCCAAAGTCGTCAGAGCTTTCGCTTTCTGACCAAGATGGGTCAAAAGATAAAATATATTCATCATTTGGTTCGCCAGCCACTTCCACGCACTGACCTTGACCGTCTTCAATTGTGCAAGCTGCCATTTTGCTAACTTTAAAGTAGCCGCTGGAATCATCTGTGAATATTGACCCAAACTCGCGATCAAACTGAGACTGACTCAAGGTTGACTTTGCTTGCTGAATCAAAGACTGATCATACAATTGTGTTGGTGCGCAATCGTAACTCAAGTGCATGATAACGCGATGTGCCACATCAGTTTTTTCTGGATTTAAAATAAGATGCTCGTATTGCTGATATAGTTTATACAAGTATTCGAACTTGTAAGACGCAGAAGACAAACCAATAATTTTATTATTTGGCCACTGAGTTCTTTCCTCTTCTTTCATTTGGCCCAACTCAATCAATTGACTTTCTAGGCCATAAATTTCTTGACGTTCTGTGGGATTCTCTACCACAGACAAGAACGGCAAAATAACTTCATTAAAAATTCGTTCTGGCATGAGCAAGAACTCGTCAATAATCATGCGTTGAAAACGAAAGCCGCGCAGCTTTTCGCCATCGCCAAGAGGCAGAGCAGTGATCTTGCTTCTGCCAACTTCCATAACCCACTGATCGTTGGTTTTGGAAACTCTTGTTACAGCCTCGGCAAACATGGAAGCTTTTGGAGTTTTCATAATGTCCTCAATCTTGTTAAAGATCATGCGACTCTGACGAAAGCTCTTAGAGATGATGCCAATATGCACTCCTTGATGCAGAACAGCGTCTAGGGCGGCAAACAAACCCGTTGTGAAGCTTTTACTCTGACCGCGACTCCAAACGCCTAGAAAGTAATCTGTGAGCATCATAGCTTTAATTGCCATGTGCTGAAACGGAAACAATTTAATACCAGTTAATAATTCACAAGTGAAAGATGGATTTTCTTTCAGAAACTTGTATAGCATGATTTTAGCTTCCCGCTCTTCCAAAAAGTCTTTGGAAGCAAGAATCTCTTGATTGATGTTTAAGAAATGTTTTCTTCTTTTTTGGTTGCCTTCAATCCAAGCCATTTAGTAGCCCTCCATTAATATAAAATTGTAAGTCCACATTCCAAAGCTTCTTGCCATGAACCAAAAGAAGAGGAATGAGTTTTTCGCTGTTCTTGCGGTTGCTAGAGAACACAAATTGGCAGCAGTCTTTGAATTCAATTTGCAAAGCTCTCATGTTGTGGTAGATGTAAGCTAAGTTGCTCTTGTGAGAGTTTTTACCGTTGTTCTGCTGAATCTGTTCAAAGTCGCTTTCCACAACCACAAAGATGAAGCTCTCCTGCTCACGCGCACGCAAGAGTTCGCGCTTGAATCGGTCCAAATTGTCTTCGCTAACCGTGGATTTAAAATCTGATTCAGACTTGCGATCAACAAACGTATAATTAAAATACTTTGGTTCAACACAGTAGTCGCCCAAATCTAATTTTAGAAACTCATGGTTTGAGAATGAAAGAGGTTGTTGCTCTCGCGTATCAATAAAAATCTTTGGGTTTGGATGAGTGTGGCACTCTTTTGGGAACTTGTCACTAAACATGAGCCTAGAACCGCAACTCTCAGCCGCCGCAGAATAACTGCCAAAAAACTTTTTAAACACTGAGATGCTTGGCAAGCCATAGCTGTTCAAGATCACTTCGCACGGAGCAAAACCCTCTTTTGTTTTGGAGCAAAGCATTTCTAATAAGATCATGCAAACACCCAAGTCTTTAGAGTGTTGCTGGTCAAAAAATTTATTTTGATTGGCGCTATTCAAGAAATAGGTTTGAAAATACTGCTCTTTGTTTTTAAAGGGCAATAGTTCTCCAGTGAGCAAGTCTCTGCGCTGGTAGTGCTTCACATAATAATCATGCAAGAACATGTCATGCTTCTTGATGTGAGCATGAAGACTGCGTTCAGAATCGAACTCTTGTTGACACTCTAAACAATTAAATGACATCTTCTTTTGAAATACCAAGAACACGGCACTTCCATTCACCCATGCTCTCTAGTCTATTGGCTTCTTCGCTAACCATTTTCTTTTGCATCTCTGCAATTTTTACCATGTTTTTACGCTCTTCCTCGTCTTGAAATAACTGAACCAAAGAAATAATTGATGCATTTTCTTTGTATTTGTTTTTCATTCTTTCGGCGCGATCACCTTGTAGCTTTTTCGTGAGGTTTTCAATGCGGCCTTCGCACTGATGGTATTCGCTCGACTTTGCTTTGATAATTTCAGCCAGCCTAACAGTCATATCTTCTTGATCATCAATCTCATCAAACTGATCATTCAGTTTGTTCAAGTGCTTGCCAATCACTTCCAAGTTGATGATTTCTTTGCACACGTTCATGTAAAGATTCAATTCGTCAGAAGACAAGTCTGGCTTGTCCCAAGTTAAACGAATAAACTCTTCCTCGAAAAGAGTGCGGTCTTTTTGCGACAAGTAATTATTCATGATTGTCACAAAACGAGAATTGGAAAGATTGATGCTGAGTTTGTCAATGCAAACCTTGTATTGGCGAGACAGCTTATGCTCATCTAGCGTCAAACCTGTGGCATCATTCACCTTTTTTAAAACGCGACTAAAAGCTTTGGGCGGAATGTATTCAGTGAGAAGAGCAGACTCAGAATTGCCAACAAGATCAGGATTCACTGACCTAACGTAGTCAAGCACTGCTCTTTGTTCCATGCCAAGCTTTTTAACTTCGCGATCTTGGAAAATGAGTTCAGCAATGCGGAAAGTTGACACGCCAGCTTGACTCTGCAAAAGGGCAAACTCTTTTTGCGAGTCTGAGAGTTCAATGCTTTCGCTTTTTTCTCTTTTAGTTGTTGAGAAAGAGTAATTGTTATCAATTAAAAATTGTCTAACTAAACGCCCCTCTTTTTTGCGACCATCAAGAGTAGGGTCGCCAAAGCATTGTTTGGTGAGTTCGTTCAAGTCATTGATTTGCAAATAGTTTTCGCGAATGAATTCTTTTTGCTGTTCTGTTAGCTCGGTCATAGAATATCTTTGTTTTTTAAGATTTCAATTGCCTTGTCTCGGAAAAGTTTTTTAAGATTTTTAATTTGCTTGTAACCAATCTTGCGGTTTTTCTCGCTGCTGCGATAGCCAAGAAACTTTGCAACTTCTTCATCAGATAGCTTCTCAAAGAAAAGCATTTCATAAGCGCGGTAATAGTTTTCCGACAAGATTTTTTTCATTTCTTGGTTGAGCAGATGAACTGATTGTGAAAAGTCCAATTGATCAAACGAAAGCTCTTCGATTTCGCGAGAATGATTCTCAAGCTCAAGCGGCAGCTTGATGTTGTAGCCATGACGCTTGCTTTTGGTCCAAATTGCATACTTTTCGCAAGAAGAGTCTTGCACTCCGCTAATGTTCAAAGCACAAAACTCATCGCCCAAATTGTGAGGGCAATTCATGCAAGGCTTCACATAGTTTGTGTAGTTGTTGCGAATCAGGTTACGAATCTGATTGGAAATGATGCGCGAAAGCCAAGGCTCAAGAGCTTTTTTCTGATCCCACATGTGCCACTTCTTAAAAACGTGCAATTTAATAATTTGCTCAACGTCTTCAAAAGACATCCACTTCAATACATTAAGCTGCCACTTGTTTCGGCGCTTGCGTATCTCAACTTCAATGATGGGTAGTTTTTCCTCGAAAAGAATTTTTTTACGTCTTGGCATGTTTGTCTTTAAGTTCGTCTAAAGACATTGGACGATTTCTTTTAGAGAATGTTTTGGGTTGGCCAAATAGTTCGCCTAGTTGATAGCTACGATTGCCAGAATCGTTTTCAATCTCATAAGCCAAGGACGACAAGTTTGGAATTTCAGAAACATTAGAAAACTCTTCTGAGTCTTCATCGTCTTCAAAACTCTCTTCTCTTCCTCTGCTTGGCGCGTTAACCTTGGCTGATACAGTGGCGTTTAGTTTTGTACCGCATTTTCCGCAAAAGTTTGGCGGAGAGACTGAGTAAGTCATCTTATTGCCACAGTTGGTACAGAATGAAAGAGCCATGTTATTTTGATTTTAATTCTTTTTTAATTTCGTCAGTGTCTCGCTTTATATATTCAAGTTTAGTATTAATCAATTCAACTATTGATTGCATTTTTTGGTCAAGTATTTTTGTTTTGGACTCGACTTCTACGACTCTATTATCAAGAACTTTTAAATCTGCCACAGCAGCATAGTTGCTGTTTAGCCATAAAACAAGCACGCCAACAACAACAAGCACAACGCTTTTAATTGCTTCGAACCAATTGAGGCTGACTTTACTCAGAGATGCTTTTTCAGACATATACTAAGTTACACTTTTTTATCCATGTTTTCAATTTTTTCGATGATGAATTTGAGGATTTCACTGCGGAAAATGTCAGTCTTGTCAAACTTGAAAACGTGAATGCCTTGCGCTCGACTTTCATCGTTATCGAAACATTCCAAGAACTGAGAGAATCCACTGTTGCGAATGTCGCTCTGCATCAAGTCGCCAGACAAGAAAATCTTGGCATTCTCGCCAACGCGAGTTAAAAGCGTTACAAGTTCCTTTTTAGAAAAGTTTTGGCACTCGTCGCAAACAACAATTTTATTTTGCCAGCTTGAGCCGCGCACAAAGTTTACTGGCATGGCATTGATCACGCCATCTTTGCGCAGAGACACCATTGTTGGCGCAGTGATGATTTCATCCATTTTGTCCTCAAGAGGCAAGAGAAAGGGCATGAACTTCTCGTCCACAGTGCCTGGCAAACTGCCCAAGCCTTTGTCGCCGCTCTCAGCAATGCTGCGAATGTATGTCAAGTCCCAATCTTTGTTTGCTGCCAACAGATTCAAAGCAGAATAAACGCTCATGTAAGTTTTCGCGCTGCCTGCTGGACCCGCTATAAAAACTATTTTTGTTTCGGGGTTTAAACAAATGTCGAGCAGTTGTTTTTGTTTTTCGGAAAATTTGAATTTGCGCTGCTTGAACTCAATTTTACGTTCCATCGAACCGATTTCGAGAGAACCCTCAGAAGACTTTTTGGATTTGGCCATTCAAGAGATATTACACTTTAATAAATGTTTTCTCTGATGGTAACTGAACCGTTTAAAGAATTTCCTTGCTGCTGGGTTAAAGATTGGCTAGTGATTTTGCCGCTCACATCAATTGCCAGTTTGTAATCCTCGCGAGGATTGAAAGAAGTTCCAGTGATAAAGTATCTAAAAGGAGAAAATCTAAAACTCACAAAAGAACCATCGCCGCTGCCATTAAAGTCAATGATTTGCCCCACGTTTTCGCCCTCAATGGTCACTGTGCGCTCAACGCTGTTCAAAAGAACTCTCTCTGGTGTTTTGTAACCAATTGTATAAACTGGAGTGCGAGAGCAGGAAACACCAATCTGAGCGCTCTTTTTGCTTTGAGGCAAAGGTTCTAGGTTGCCTGTGATGCCAACTGCCAAAGCGTGCAAAGAATCAAAGTAAGCTCCTGTGCCAGCTTCTTTTAAAAGACTTGGCGCATTTGCCATACCAGTGAAAGTTTGGCCCTCAATTGTGTCCACATCGTAGCTGTTAAAGTCCGCGCTAAAAACAATTGGCTGATAGGGGGTGATTTGAATCGAATAAGAATTAAGGTGACAATCTTTGAACAAGAAATTGCCCACTCTGATCTGATGTCCAGTTTCAAACTCTCCTGTGAGAGCTAACACTCCTGTTTGAGAAATGCTGCGAGAATTCGCGTTCTCCCCAATCATGGGAAACCAAGAAAAAGAAAGTTTGGCAGCTAGTGGCGCGGTTGGTGAGTAGTCGTTGCTGATGGGAGTTTTGCCCAAGTATTTTCGCGGCTCTAGGGATGTGTCAAAATTTATGCTCACTTCGTTTGCCGCCATCAAATCAGCACCAGCGCCTCCTGTTAGCGGAGCTTGGTTTGCGGTGCTAAAATTCGCGAAAACAGGAACATTAGTGTATTTAATGAATTTTGACATTGACCTTTTCTTGTATTATGTTAATTTACACCAATGAAGAAAACTTTAGAAAAATGCGTGGAAATAACCAAAGGGCTAAAGCCCAAAAAACAAAATGGCCGCAGCTTTCATGCCACTTTTATTTTTGACAAGAAACGCTTGGTTAGCATTGGCTACAATGACTATCGCAAGCATCATCCATATCACAAAGTGGGAAAATACATTGGTTACAAAACCAACCCTGAAAAATACCAGCCTTGCTTGCACTCGGAGATTAGCGCCATTTTAAAATTGGGCGAGGAAGACTTGAGCCGCCTCTCTTTTGTGAATGTGCGCATAGATGGCAACAACAAACTCGCTTTGGCAAAGCCTTGCCCCAACTGTGAGAGAGTTTTGCGCCAAACTGGATTCAAGAAATTCTTCTACTCTTCTGAAAAAGGGTTTTTTGAAAAGCTGGGTTGATTTTTTTTCTAGTTTTAATAGAGAGGTTTTTCTCTCTTGGGTCCGAGTTTTTTGATAATGGGGTGGGGGCAGGGTAGAGATGAGTAAGAGAAGAAGAAACACTAATAGAAACACTAGAGGAATATACAAACCATAGTGGGTTGATGAAAATTGAAGGATAGATTGAAAAAACCCACCCCCCTGGGTCCTGGCAAACCTTGGCACCCAAACTTTCCTGGAAATGGGGTAGGGTCAACCCTGTCAAGCGAAAAATAAAAAATCTTTTTTCCAAACTTGGCACGCTAAAAAATACCCCGCTAAAAAAACGAAAAAAAAACGCACGCTACGCTTGCAAAGGCTGTGGAATCATGTATCCTCTCAACATGGAAAACAAAATCAATCTCTCCGCCACTGAAGCCCAAACGCTCACCGTTCTTGAGTGGGTCAAAGTTCGCCAAGCCATCGAATCCAAGATGGAAGAACTGGACGGTGCTGCTCAATGGGCAGAAGAAAAAGGTTACGATAGCGAAGAATACTATCGCAACGAATACGCTGCCTTTTCCGCCATCCTGAAAAAGATGGCGAAATAAAACAAAATCGCTTGCACGTTTAACCTTTTCCCCTATACTCTCACTATGGAAAACAAAATCTCTCTCTCCACTCTCATCGAATGCAAGATGCTGCTGACCGCCAAGAAGGAAAACTTGGAAACCCTCATGGCGCAACCCTTGCAAGATGGGGCGCGTGACTTCGTCGCTTACCGCTTGCGCGAAGTGGCAGAAGCCTTGGCAGAAGTCGAAGCTGCATTTTAACGAAAAAAAACCCTTGCACGTTTAACCTTTTCCCCTATACTCTCAACATGGAAACGATCCCTGCCCCCCTTCTTGAAATGGCCGAAAAACTTTGGCCCGTGCGCTTCTTCCCAAGCCGTGAGGCATGGCTTGCCTACGTTCACAAGTGGCTCCCTAAAATCACAAAATAATTCTTGCGTTTCTCTCTCATCTCTCTACTATATCCCTATGGAAAAACAAACGAAAACAGTAGTCATCGGCCATCGCCTTGCCAACACTCGTCACGAATACTGGACTTTGAATCTTGTGCTCGATGGCAAAATCGTTAACACACACACAAGCAAGAGCAAAAGCTACATCTACAACATCGCAAGCGATTGGACAAAATAACTCTTGCGCTCACCTTCAATCTCTTTACTATACCACTACCATGCAATACAGAACTGAAATAGACCGCACAGAAGAAGGCAACCGCCTTTATCACTTTGTCACCCTTGCCAACGGCAAAGAAGTCGAGTGCGACTTCTCGCCCTACGCAACAATGACGGCGCAAGATGTAGAGACTTGGGTTTCTCTTGGATGCCCTGAGCGTGTAGGCGTTGCGCCCCTTAACTCTGCCACGCTTGCCAAGCTTGCCGCCAATCGCTAACCACACACACACACACCATGCAATTCACACCTACTGCCGAAGAGATGCACGCCCTAGCCAGCGAATACAACGAACACTTGGATGCCCTACGAGAAGAAGCTATCCAAGCGCAGGAAACAGACGAGCAGTGGCTACAGCGATGGACTAGGGATGAGCGCGACTTGCTCTAGGGGGTTTCCCTAGGGGGATAGGTGAGGCTCCTAGGAGGTTTACCTACCCCAAGGGCCTTGGCCTAGGTATCTTCCCTAAGCTCCACACCTAAGAACATGCGAGAGAGTTTTTCGCGCCTTGTCAACGAAAAAGAAAAAAATCTTTTCTAAGAACCTGGCACGCTAATTTTTCCCCTGTTTCGCCCTATAAAAAAGAATAAAAAAGAGTTTGCGCCTTTGGTTGCTTGTGGTATCTTTAGACATGCAAAAGAAAATGCTCTCCAACGAACAAGTCCTCGCCATCCTCAACAACGCGCCTGCCAAGCGCACGCAGGACCACAGCACAACGCCAGACGTTCTTGATTCTGTGCTCGCTTCCCTTCGCACCGTGAACTATGAAACCGAACACGGCGTTCAAAGCTTCGAAGTGGAAAGCTTCAAGGGTATTCGCATCAGCAAGAAAACAGGAAAAGAAATCGCAACCTTTGTCATCAAGGGCGGCGAATATCGCAGCCTTTTCACAGCACAGATTCAATTTTAATTTGCCAAGCCAGAAAAACCCGCTATCTTCCAACGCTATGAAATACATCCTTCCTCCCTTCCTGTTCTTGCTGTTTGCCGCTCCGTTTTTCATCACTGACCCGATCACCGCTCAACTGCTCACGTTTATTCTTGTGTTTTTGGTTTCTGCCACTGCTGTGTAAATATGAAAAAGCTTTTTCTGCTCTTTAATCTTTGCTTCATTGCTTACGAACTTCACTTGCTAGTTCAAATCAAAGAGAAGCGCGAAAGACCCGTTGAACCGCAAATCCCGCCTGTTCACTTCTTGAAACCCGCGCCTTTCTTGGAACGCTCCCAAGATGAACAAGCAAACGCTTTGCTTCTTCACTTGATCAAAGAGAAAGAGGGCTTTTCTGCCAAGCCTTATCTTTGCCCCGCTGGAAAACTGACCATCGGCTATGGCTTCACAGCTTCCAAGTATATCAGGCGCAAAACCATAACAGAAAAAGAAGCAAGCCGCATCCTGCGCGAAGAAATAATTCCTTTCTATGCCGCGAAGGTGGATGAGATTGTGAAAGTGCCGCTTTCAGCTTTTCAACGTGCTGCCTTGATTTCTTTCTGCTATAATTGCGGCGAAGAAAACCTTTCGCGCCTAGTGAATGGAAGAGGACGCTTGAACAGCGGCGATTATAGTTCAACGCCCCGCATCATGCAACGCTACACGAAAGCAAGCGGAAAAACCTTGCAAGGCTTAGTTTCCCGCCGCGAAGAAGAGGCAAAACTTTTCCTAGGTTGCCTATAAGAATGCTTAGGGAGTTTACCTACGCCAGGGGCCCTGGGCTAGGTAAAACACTTAGGAGGTTTTCGAGCGAATTCGAGAGTTTTGCCCATTTTTTATTAGATAAATGCCTATTTGATATTTGTTGCATCCGAGTTTCGAATTGCCCCCCTAAAAAAAGAATAAAAATGATTTGCGCGTTTTCTTTTTTCTGTTATTCTATGCGCGTAGTCAGTTAACCTCTAATCCATCCTCTCTTATGCAATTCTCTATCACCGCCGAAGACATGCACGCCGCCGCCGCCGAAATGAACGAAATCTACGATGCCCAGCGCGAGGAAGCGCGGGACGCGCAGGAAGCCGATCACGATTGGGCCACCCGCCCACACCCTCTTTTTGAGGGCGACGATATGAGCGAGTTTGACGACGATCAAACTCCCGCCGAGGACGGCGAACCCCGCTGCCATGATATGAGCGACGATGCCGAAGCTCTCGCGAGCGCGGGTTATGGCACCGACGAAGATTATGGCGGTTCGCTTGGGGGCGAGGACAGCTATCTCGACAGCTACTATGAGAGCCAGACCGAATGCGACTTCGGTGAATAACCTACGGGGGCGGCGAAAGCCGCCTTTTTTATGCCTTTCGACTAGGGAGTTTACCTATGCCAGGCGGCCTGGCCTAGGTATCTTACCTATGCAAATATGGGGGTTTTTCCTATGTTCGTCTATTTGTTTAGGGGGCGTTTAGTATTTAGTATTAACACGTTTAGAGTTTAGATTTTTATCTTTTTCTATTTGACGAGGGCGCGTTTAGTGTTAAG